TGTTGGAGCGATGTTGCCAGTTCCTGTGGTGGATATGTCTTATTTGGATCCTCCTTCTTCATCTTCTTCTTCACTTGAAGATTCTGTAGTAGAAGAGATAGCCCAGATTCCCGAGATTGCGGCTGAAATTGCAGCTGCTCGGGAAGATGCTAGACGTCGTCTTCTTAAAGAGGACGATTCAGAAATTTCTACGGCGTCTACCTCAGAAGAAGATACATCTTTTGAGGATGGAGCTAATGAAATTCTTCAAGCTGCGATAAAAATTCCAGATATGGCTGTTGTTTTGGGAGATATTCCTACAGAAGTTTTGGTTCAAATGGGTTTGGATAGTTTGTTGCCGGGAGCCCATGGAGGATGGTCGGATTGGTTTGTAGACGGAGTTAAAAGTTTTACTTCTACAGTATATTCGGTTCCTGATATGTGGCGATTCGGTTCTTCATATGATGATTTGTTTGTAGAAGCTACCTATGATTCAGAGCCTCAGTGTTTCACAGAGGAACTTAAGCAGATTAAAAGTTTTCTGAAACAAGATGAGATTTCTCCAGTTATGGCCGAAAAGAGACTGAAACGTTGGGAGGTTTTTGATAAGAGCTCAAAGCCTTTTACTCAGAGTTGGGGAGTTTCTTATTCGGAGCAAATTTCCTTTTTGTTTTTTTCTCAACATCCACACCCTTTTGACACTGCTATAGTTGGAGATAATATGATTACTCGTAAAGGTCTTACTATGGCTAACAGAAATATTGAGCGCGTCTGGGATGATAATTCTTGGATGTCAGTAGTTAATTCCTTAGTGGGTTATGGAGATTTCAATGAATTGAAAATGTTGAGTCGGTCGATTGGTAGGAAAGATTTTATGAAATTTTTGGAACCTGTTTCAAAACGTTTTGGAGGATCTCGACCTATAACAACTAAAGATAGAGAAAATGTTGAATACGTTTCGGATATTGGTTTGATGGTTCAGCATAGACAATTGGAGGATTTGAGCGTTTCGACAACAGTATTTAGTGTTTTTACTTCAACTATTTTGTGGTCCCATTTTTATCCTAATGTTCCCTATCCTAAGCGGCTGTTGATGCATATACGGGAATATGCAGATCTTTTCCCAGAGTCGCAAAATTCTTTTGTTATGCTAGAGAATAG